ACCTCACATCGCAGGTCTTCGTTCGTCCAGTGGCTGCCAAGTATCTGGCGCCCTATGAAGACGGTGGTTCGCATGTACTGCCTGGCCGAGCATTGCTCAACCCGAAAGACATACGGCTTGATCAATACGGTCAGCTGACGCGCGCTACGTTGGCACGCCTCAAGGCGCGATCTGATGTGTTCATCGGTGCAGTGAAGACAGCACACGGCAACGTCAATGGTGTGTGGCAGCGCGTCAAGCCAACCAAAGGCAAGCCTGGTCATCTCAAACTGTTGATCCGTTTTGGTGACGCGCTTGAAGTGACGAAGCGATTGAACTACGGATCAAAGGCAAAGACGATCGTCGAGCATGGCTTCACGGCGGCGTTCAATGCGGGCATGGCCAAGGCGATGGCGTCGGCACGGTGAGCATCAGCGCGGCGGCGGCAGCGGTCAGCAGGGCAGGGGAAAAAGGGTCCTTCCCCCAGACCCATCGAACGTGGGCATTGCGCGCCGCGTTGAGTGCCCAGCTATGAACTTTGAAAGGTGTTCGCACCCCCTGTTCGCACATCGTTCTGTTTTATGAACGATGCGGTTTCAATCCGGGAGTTCGCCAGGAGGGAAGGGTGCTCTGACACCCTGGTGCGCCGAGCCATAAAGCAAGGCCGGCTGCGGGTTTCCGAAGGTAAGACGATCGATGTGGCGCTGGTCGGATCGGCTTGGCGTGAGCGCAACGCCGTTGACGCTTCGGGTGTTCGCAGGGGTGCGAACACCCCTGCGAACAGTGCGAACACCACCGAACAGATGTTCGCATCGGAGCAGCTGGCCGAAGTGCTAGCGGGTGATGACGCGGTGCTGGACGAATCGCCGGAGGAGACAGCCGAGCGGCTGCTCCGGATCGGCGCCGTGCCGATGCTGCCGTATGGACAGGCGCTGCAAAACAAAGAGAACTATCTGGCGTTGCTGCGTCAGCTTGAGTTCGAACAGAAGTCGGGGGAGTTGATCGAGTTGTCGATGGCTGAGCGCGTGCTGTTCGAAGGCGCCAGGGCTCAGCGGGACGCGTGGCTCAACTGGCCAGCCCGGGTCGGCGCGATGATCGCCGCCGACCTTGGCCTCGAAGCCGATCGGGTCACCGAGATATTGACGACGCATGTCCACAAGCACATCGAACAGCTCGGCGAACCGGACGTGGATTTCGGGATCGAGTAAGCGGGAGCGCTTGGCGCACGCTTGGGGACGAGGATGGACACCGCCGCCGCGCATCAGCGTGCCGGACTGGGCGGACCGGTATCGTCGCCTGGCCAAGGAGTCGGGCAGCACGTCAGGTAAGTGGGAGACGGCAACGGTCGAAGTGGCGCGCGGGCTCATGCTCGCGGTCACCGAGCCTGGCGTGCACATCATCACAGCGATGGTCAGCACGCAGATACTGAAGACGGCGTTGCTGGAAAACATCTTCGGGTATTACGCGCACCTTGATCCTTCCCCAATGCTGCTGCTGCAGCCGAAGGAGGATGCCGCCGAGCAGTTCAGCAAAGAGCGCATCACGCCGCTGATCCGGGTCACACCTGTCCTGCGTGAGTTGATCGGCGTCGGCAAGACACGGGCCTCGGATGAGACCCTGCTTTACAAGGCGTTTCCTGGCGGCTTTCTCGCGCTCGCCGGCGCCGGTAGCCCGGACAACCTGGCGCGTCGACCGATTCGCGTTCTGCTTTGCGACGAGGTCGACAAGTATCCGATCACCCGTGAAGGTGATCCTATCGCGCTGGCGGAAGAGCGCACGGCCAGCTTCGGCGCCAACTGGCTGTCGGTGCGGGCTTGCTCGCCAACGGTGGAGGATGAAAGCCGCATTGCTGGCAGCTATGCCGATTCCGACCAACGGCGGGCATCGGTATGTTGTCCGCACTGCCAGCACCGGCAGTTCCTAGATTTCTTCAAGCACGTCAACTGGGACAAAGACGGCGGCATACACCAGACACGCAGTGCTCGACTCTTCTGTGAGGCCTGCGGTTCGATGTGGTCGGAAGGCGAGCGTCTGCGGGCATTGCAGACGGTGCGCTGGCATCAGACGCGGCCATTTAACTGCTGCGGCCAACGGCATGTTCCCATGGAGTCCTACGACGCCGCATGGCCGTCGCATGACGAAGGGTCAGTCGATAAGGTTTGGCGCTGGTGGGCCAGCGATCGCTTTGCCGTGTATCGGGCGATCTGCCCGGACTGTGGCGAGATGGGCGTCGACAACGAGCACGCGGGCTTTCAGGCGTCGAAGCTCTACAGCCCCTGGTCGAAAGACAAGCCATCCGACATTGCCAAGAAGTGGATGGCGGCAAAGGACGATGAGGAAAAGCTGCAGACTTGGTGGAACACCCAGATGGGCATGCCCTATCGGCGCCATTCGGGCAAAGAAATACAGGTCGAGGCGCTGGCCGCGCGGTGCGAGGTTTGGCCTGCAGATGTTCCCGACCAGGTCGCGGTGCTGACGGTCGGCGTCGACGTGCAGGATTACCGCATCGAGCTCGAGATCGTCGGCTGGGGAAGAAACGAAGAATCATGGTCGGTTGCCTATCACGTCATTGATGGCGAGTTTTCCGATCCGAAGGTACAGACGCAGCTGGACATGTACCTCAAGCGTCTGTGGAATCGCGTTGACGGCCGCGGTTTCGAGATCTTGGCCGGTTGCATCGACTCAGGCGGCCACCACACACAAGCGGTCTACGATTTTTGCAAGGCGCGCATCGGTCGTCGCATCTGGGCGATCAAGGGTGAGTCGGCGCGAAACGGCAAGCGTTCGCCTGTTTGGCCTACTGCGCGGCCCACGTCCAAGACAAAGAAGTCCTATCGGCCCGTGATCCTCGGTGTCAACGCCGCCAAGGACACGATCGTCAGTCGGTTGCGAAAAGAGAAGCCTGAAAAAGGTGACATCGCTGTAGCGGGTTACATGCACTTCCCGACGGATCGGGACATCAACTACTTTTCGCAGCTCACCGCGGAACGGTCGGTATTGAAAACGACTGCCGGACAACGCTACCGCGTCTGGGAACTTCGCCCAGGCCGAGCCAATGAAGCATTGGATTGTCGGGTATACGCCTATGCGGCGCTCTGCAGCCTGCTGCACATGGGCTTGAAGTTGAACCGCCGTGCGGAAGAGATCATCGCAACCATTGGCCCACCGGCCAACGTGATCGATGAAGAAGGCAACCCCATCGGATCCACCGAGCCGCCGAAGCGGCCGCCCGGACCCAGCGTCACGAAAGATGCCGTGAAAACCAAATCACTTGCCAGTCGCCTGGCATAGGAGATTCACCTTGAGTTGCGCACCTCCCTTCAACCCCGCCACAAGTCTGCTGGCGGGGATGGACACTGCTGGGTTGCGCGCTTCGCTTGCAGCGGCACAGCAGGCCTATATCGACCTTTCCACCGGTGCGAAAGGTGAGTCCTACAGCTACACGCAGGGCGATGGCTCCAAATCCGTTACATACACCCGCGCGAACTTGCCGGCGCTGGCCAACATCATCCAGCTGCTGCAGTCGCAGCTCGGCATTGTGCCGCGAGCCCGTCGACCTATTCGGTTCTGGTACCGGTAATGGATAACCCCGTGCGCATCCTTGGACCGAATGGCCAACCCATTCAGTCCGCGCCAATGCGCCCGGCGCGCGCGCAGATGCTCGCCAGTGGCGGCAATGCGCCGTATGACGCCGCCGATATCTATGGCGAACATGTCGCGGACTGGCGCCCGTATCTGGCGTCGCCCGATGGCGACATCAACATGTATCGGGATCGCATCGTCTCGCGCGTCCGAGACCTGGTGCGTAACGATGGCTGGGCATCGGGTTCCGTCACCCGGATCCTCGACAACGCCATCGGCGGTCATTTCTGGCCCAACTTCAAACCAGACTATACGGCGCTGGCTGCGTACACCGGTAACAAGGGGTTTGATGCTAATTGGGCCGCCAAGTTCGCACGGGTTGCCGGCGCGCACTATCGCTCATGGGCAAACGATCCTGGCCGCTATTGCGATGCCGGCCGTCGCCTAACGATCACGCAGCAGCTACGCGTCGCTTTCCGACACAAGCTGATCGACAACGATGCTCTGGCGCAGGTTCTGTATCTGCCGAAGCGCGTCGGGTACGGAAAGGCTCGCTACGGTACCGCGATCCAGCTTATCGATCCCGATCGCCTGTCAAACCCGCAATTGCGTTTCGACTCGCAAACCCAACGCGGAGGCGTCGAGGTTGATGAGCTTGGCGCCGCGGTGGGCTACTGGATTCGGCGTGCTCACCAGGGTGACTGGTGGGCAGCAGCTGACAGCGTTCGATGGGACATGATTCCGCGAGAAACGGAATGGGGTCGGCTGAACATCATTCACGACTTCGACCACGATCGTGCTGGCCAGCACCGTGGTGGTGCCGGCATCTTCGCCCCCGTACTTCAGCGCATGCGCATGCTGGCGAAGTACGACGCGGTTGAACTCGATGCAGCCATCATTAATTCCATTTTTGGCGCCTACATCGAAAGCCCATTCGACCATCAGCTGGTCGAGCAGGCCATCGGCGACACGACGGATCTGAGCGCTTATCAAGGTGCAAGATCAAACTTCCACGATGAGCGCCGTACCACATTGGGCGGCTCGCGCCTGCCGATTCTGTTCCCGGGTGAAAAGATCAATGCTGTCGCGGCCGAACGGCCCAACGGCAATTTCAAGGATTTCGAAAGCACGTTCCTGCGCAACGTCTCGGCCGCCACAGGTCAGTCGCCGCAGCAAGTCAGCAACAACTATGCCGACACCAACTACAGCAGCATGCGCGCCGCATTACTCGAGGCGTGGAAAACGCTGCATCGCCGCGTGCTGGATTTCTCATCGGGTTTTGCGCAGCCCGTCGTTTCTTCATGGATGGAAGAGTCCATGGATATCGATGATTACCCGCTGCCGCCTGGCGCGCCGGAGTTTATGGAATGCCGTGCGATGTATGCGCGGTGCGAGTGGATGGGTCCGGGCCGCGGCTGGGTCGATCCGGTCGATGAAAAGAAAGGTGCGGTACTCGGCATGGATGCGGGTCTCTCCACGCTGCAACGCGAATGCGCCGATCAAGGCCTCGACTATGAAGAAGTACTCGAGCAGCGCGCACGTGAAATCAAACGGTTCACGGAGCTGGGTATTCCTGTGCCGACGTGGGCCGGTATGAACCCAACTGGCGAAACGCAGACGGCATCGAAAACCATCGCAGATCCGGAGGTCACCTGATGCAGTTCGCGCATCTTGCCCAGCGTTTGTTCAATCGGCCGCTGGCTATCCATCCGGATAAGGCTGAGGTCATCATGGCGGCGCTCGGTGAGCGCCTTGGCATCACCCATATGGCGCGCGCCTCCGGTGAGTCCATCATCGTGCAGCCACTGGCGATGGATGACGACGACGCCTATGACTACAGCCGGCGCGATAGCGACGCCGGCTACGACAAGGTTGGTCCCGTCGCGGTGATTCCGGTGCACGGCACGTTGGTGCAGAAACTGGGGAGCTTGCGACCGTACAGCGGCATGACTGGCTATGACGGCATTCGTCAAGCGTTTCTCACCGCGCTGGATGATCCGAGCGTTGAAGCGATCATGCTCGATATCGACTCGCCCGGCGGTGAGGTGTCCGGTTGTTTTGACCTAGTCGACACGATTTATGAAGGCCGTGGCCGCAAGCCCATCTGGGCCATTCTCAGCGACGCGGCTTATTCGGCTGCTTATGCGATCGCGAGTGCTGCTGATCGCATCGTAGTTCCTCGCACCGGTGGCGTCGGGTCGATCGGCGTGATCTGCATGCACATGGACTTCAGCAAGGCCCTCACCAGCGCCGGCTTCCAGGTCACGTTCATCACCTACGGCGATCGCAAAGCCGACGGTCACCCCGAAATACCACTGTCCAAGGAGGCGCTGGAGCGCTTCCAGGCGGACATCGACACGATGGGCGAGCTGTTCGTCAACACAGTCGCCCGCAACCGAAATATCGCGGCCAGTTCGATGCGCGATACCCAAGCCGTGACCTACCTGGGTGAGCAAGGTGTTGCCCAGGGACTCGCGGACGCTGTTGCGGCTCCCGATGCCGCGTTTCGGGCGCTGCTCAAAGAGCTGGCCTAAACCCACTACCCGGAGAAATACCATGAGTATCCGCACACATGCGGCTTCGTTCGCGCACCTGCTTGGTCTTGGCGCCCGTGCCGAAGACGAAGACGACGACGCCAAAAAGTCACGCCGTGCCGCAGAGGACGATGACGACGATAAGAAGTCACGTCGGGCCGAAGAGGAAGACGACGAAAAGGACGACGAGAAGGGCAAAAAGGCCAAGAAAGCCACGCGCGCCGACGACGATGACGAAGACG